CGTATCTGGGTTAATACCGTTAGGAATAGTAGCCAAGTAATTCGGGTTCGCATTGATCTGGTCAACCAACTGACGTAGAGTCTGTTGATTCGAGAATGTGATGTCCAACTCTTCAGAAGCGTCAGGACCAACAAGCCAAGTCTCTAGACCAGTTGCCTTACCGAGTGTTCCTGTAACCTTCATGTACCCTCGTGTGAGAGTAGTGATGACTACAGCATCAGAAGCATCTGGTGCCTCCGACAGTGCAGGACTTACAGTAATAGACACAGCATCATTATCAATGATGGTTGTATATTCACCGTTGATAAGAGCTTGCTGACCAATATGCGCATCCGGAGTCAAACCACCGGTAGTCAAGTTGATGACTGCAGCCGTTGAAGCCGAGCCTGTTACAGTATCTGAAGCAGCTACTCCAGCTCCCTTGTACAGGAGATGGAAGAACTTCACACCACCAAGTTCAGGAGAAACCTCTTCTTCACCCTCAAAGAAAGTTGTCATAACTCTCAGGTCAGAAGTGGTGCCTTCTGCGGATTCGATCGAAAGACCGTTGGTATGCTCGCCCCAATCCTTGGCAACCAAGTCGACTGCGTTTGGAAGAACCTGAACGTAACCACCATCCGCTACAGCTGCTGGAAGTGCAGGAGTGACTTCAAACTCACCTGTTGTGTTATCAACAATCTTCCTCAAATACAACGTAGTCGGAACACCAGTAACCGAAGAGCCGGCATCAACGATGTACAACCATCTACCAATGTGAGCTTCCGCTACAAGAGTACCATCCACAGCAACGTGAGTAGCATCATGCGTTCCGCCTGTGTCAACGGTATCCATCAACTCCACCTCATCCTTGAGAAGGAGGTAACGCTCCGTAGCTAGTGGGGCAGAACCCCAAGCGGCGTTGACAGTAATTGTGGATGTTGCGTCAGCGTAGTCAGTTACTCTACGAACTTCTGCCGTAGAAGTAAATGGACGTATAACCACCCACATACCGATCAACTCGTCGTCCTTGTACGTACCAGTAGCAAGACCAGTTGTATCAATCAAAGTGCTTGCCGCACCACCAGTCGCTGTACTGTTGAGTACAGTGGCAGCTTCCTGGGAAGGTAAGCTAAGCGAAGATCTTGTTGAGTCATTTGTTTTCCACAAATAGACTTGAGAAGCACCACCTACAATGATGGGATCTCCAGACGATTGGAAGGCTACACGAGCAGCGTCTACAAGCGCGCCGCTTCGAAATTCCCTCGAAGCCCTGGAGGGATCAAACAAAGACACAAGGCCGGACTCTGAACCCGGAGCACCACCCTCAGCCTCACCAATAAGTGCGACAACGCTATTGGCACTGAGAATTACCTGGTTCAACGCCTCAGCATTGATCCTGGTAATGCCACCAGGCTTATACCTTGTGATTCCATTAAAAGTTACTGAGCGTGCCATTATCTACTCCTTAGTAGTCCTTGAAACACTCGTCCCAATCTTCTAGGGTACGAGGTTTGTTCACATTGGCTACATACGCACGTAGACCACCCTTATGGTGTGCTAGGACCCCTCGGCGCTTTGCCCACTGTTCAAAAGTGTATTTCCTGCCGCGAAACTTCTTTTTCACCGGAGCAGGTGTGGGTTCCTCTTTGGGAACCTCAGGAATGGATTCTTCTTCTATCAGAAGATCCTCTCCATCAACCATCAATGTATCTTCGAGTGTCGGCATGTTTTCAATCCTATAAGTCAATTACTGCGCCAAAAATTGTTTCACAAGACTCATGAGTAACTGGATCCTCAGGAGTTATATTGAGTTGGAATTTCGTTGGTACAGTAAGCTCCTCGATGAAACTAAACGGGTACGTGAAGTTCAACACCATCTGTCGCTGGAACACTTCATTGGGTAAGAGTTCCGTTCTGGGAGCGAAATCAGAGGCATTGATCCTCAACGCTATGAGTCCCTGCGCTTCTAGCAGGGGACGCTGCAACATAAGCAACGCCTTCACAACTTGGAATAGATAGATGACTTCGTCTTGGTTTCCAGCTAAAATCTGCAAATGGTACGTCGCTTCAAACTCCGCACCACGCCGACGATAGACTCCATCTTCGTGGTAGACCCTAGAAGGCTCACCCAAAGCCAACTCAGGATCTTCTGGTTCTCTCAAGTCCACCACCGAGGTGTCGTCAAGACGTGGTTCAAAAGTACCTAGAATCTCTAAGGAATCAGAAGATAGTCGAATTACGGGATGTACTTGACCAGCTCCAGTACCGCTTACCACATACACAAACGCAGAACCTGGTGGGTTCTCTTGTAGAGATTCTACTATTGTAGTTGCATCTTCAACAAATGTCAACGTATTATCATCAGACTCTTCAACTTCTAAAGGTCCGGCAATCTTTCTAGAAAGACCGGATGGACCAGAAACCGAAGCACCGTGTCCTCCTAAAGTATCTATAGAGAGATCCACATCTGGCATATCCACAGTTTGCATGGAATCTCCTAGGAAAGGAATACTCTCTGTTTCATTCTTCAACAACAAGATCAAAGAAGGAACCTTTATGTCACCTCTAGGGTAGTTCACACTGAACTGCATACTAGTATCTAGGATAAAATCCTTAACCCGCTGTTGTTGCTCTTGAACGAGATTCTTGAACAACGCATCCAACAATCTAGGATCCTTCCTAAGCTGACGCAGTCCATTCACAATCACACGTTGTATCAACACTTCAGGAATAACTGACACTACAACGCCTCCAGTACTCTTTGAATATACTTAGGTAGCAACACTTCAGTAATCTCTTCTGCTACAGCATCTCGTATATTCGCCCCTTCAAAACCTGGATGTATCCAACCGTCAGACCAAACCCTACACATCCTAAACACCTTCGGACTTGAAAAGACGACCTGTCGATCAACGTTCAGCGGTACAATCTTCCCAGCTAAGCCGGGCTTCATGTCGTACTCCTCCGTACCCAGCTCCACTGCCTGCGGGAGAAACTCACCTCCCAATGACAACGAAAAAGAATTACCAGAAAGACTTTGCAACTCGATCGCTTTCTGATACTCGTGACGAGAACTCTTCAAACGTCGCCCCGCCTCGGAAATCCAGAAGTCCCGAGCTTCACCAGCCATCTTAGGAAGCTCAGCTGCCAACTGTCGGCCCCACCAACTAGACTCCAGAACATTCTCTGGTAACGTAAGTGTCACACTTACATCTACGCCAGCTAATCCAGAAGTGCTTATACCTGAACCATATACAGTCATCAGATCTTCACCTTCGTAGTAAAGACACGCTGCTCCTCAGTACGCTTTGCAGGTGTGTCGGCATCGCTGCCGGTCAAAAATGCAACATGCTTCTTACGAATCAACAATCGCGGCCCTAGTGTACGAGCATTATCTACACGTTGAAATGGCTGTGCGTAAATGATCCACTCCAAGTAGCCAAAGTACTTTATAGTGTAGAGCTTACCTACAGCAGGACGACCACCTTCCCAACGAATCTTACGGTCGTCTAAAACAAAGTCAGCATTCTGTGTGTACACCACACCATCTTCATCCTCACACCAAATACTACACGCAGCCATGTACCAAAGTCGGTCTTCGTTCTCCTCCAAATCTGTATCGATATGTGCGTTCTCTTCCAGATGTGCTGCACCTCGTAGGATGACTTGCCCTTCATTGATTGGGGAAGGATACAAAAGTGTAATCCTATCAAAGTCTGCGAGATTACGTATCGCAATAGATGGAGAGAACACTGCGTCACCAGGGATTGCATAACCTATATCAAGTAGACGCTTATCCCTACCAGGGTCGATCGACGTTATCAATCCATGTATGACCCGAGCATTCCTATAGATCCAACCATCTCCCTGACACTTCTGGCAGTTCATGATGCGTACAGAAGCTGGAGCGCCGTTCCTCTCGATGGTGGACGCATACAGATCACCGTTACGACAAGTGCATGCAACACCTGTCTCAACGATTACATCGTCTCCACGTTCTTGAATGAACTCTTCTAGGAGATCGAAATCCCAATCTGCATACCTCAACGTCATTACACAATCACCATCGTAACGCCTCGATACTTAGCCCGAAGCTTATCGCCCTCTTCCTTGATCCAATCCTTGTAAGCTTTGATAGTACCTGTGTAGATACCATACTCAGCGGTCTGTGTGTACGATACGGACTCAGAAACGCCGTCACGTGACAACGAAACAGAACCGATTCCCGGACGCAGTGCTTGACCAGCAATCACCAACGCATTTATAGCAGCATACTTAGCAACCAGTTCCTGAATTTCACAGGACGCCTGCCGCAAGCCTACGATAGCGTTGTAGTGCCAGAAGTTGGGAAGCTCAGTCGCACCACGAATAGCGTTGACCCAGATGAGTCCTATGAAGTCAAACGCAATCTCCTGATTGAACGGAACCAGTTGAACCAAACCACCCTGCTCTGAATGCTCAATCCACTCCAAGTCAATGTCAATAACGCGTGTATTAGCGATTGCACCAAACAAAGAGTCCATTCGTAAAAGCTGTGGGTGTGGTGTCTGAATTTGTACCCAAGCACCTTGTGTTCGGGGTACGAAATAAGTCAACGGTGACACAATCTCATCAAAGTCAGTGTCAGTATAGATAGGAGTTGGCGCGTTTACACCTGCCGAGTATTGGATTGTCGTGGGGTCTCTATCAGTCACGACATTGGTAGGCTCTATTGGTGTAGCCAAAAAGTCCTTCTCAACCCATGACACTGCCTGACAGAGGAACCTACGAAGCGTGTCGTCATCCATAGTCTTCTTATCTATCAAGATGGACTCAGTCACACCATACGTCGGCAACGCAGCAATGCTACGCACGCGCACGCACACATAGTCTTTGTTACCCGCCGTACACAGACCTGCAGCAGGTCCGCTCATCCCCATCGGCAGCATGTAAATACCTGGACCAGTAATGCTCACTGCTGGTCCACCGTTCCAAGAAAGTGTTCGTACGTGACTGCTTACACCACCCAAGAATGGTGTAGGCCCTTCAGCAGCATCTATACTGGCGGCACCTGTACCCGATGCTGCTGCAGTAAATCCGTCAAGCGCAGAAATCGCTTCAGCAATCAACGTCGCTGTATTTGCAGGATCATCAGGCAGCCCACCGGATACTGCTAGGTTCACAACCAGATTGGGTCCAGCTGCTGTGGCACTAAGTGGTCCATCCATTGCAGGTATCTGTACTGTGACAGCAAACAAATTACCACAGTCGCCCGCATTATCGCCGTCAGCGGTAATCACAACAGTACCATTGAGTCCTACACCTATACTAGCTGTAGCGTTGGTTACATTATCCTTATGATAGTTGTACGTCAACGTTGCGAATCCAAGAGGGTGTGACTTAGAGACTTCTACAATCTCGATAGGTAGTGTCGATGGCTGGAACTTTGGAGCCTTCAGAACTGTCGCAGTCAAATCAAGACCGAACAAAAAGTCCTGCTTCAGTCTCTCAACAGAAACGACACTGATGTCGAAGTCCACGGAGTCGCCAAACACTAAGTCATTATTGACACTGGTTGCCTTGACAAAATACTTACCATGACGGACTAAGTGAATCAGATCTTGATCCACGATATCCGGTAGATAAAACTGAACTTCACCCTCTTGCGGGTCTACGTTACCCGTAAACGATAATGTAGCAGAAGCGACTGCAGCGTCACGTTGACGCCGCGCCTTTACCAACTCAACAAGAACCTCTTCATCAGTATAAGGCGCACCACCACTAACCACTACACTCGCTGTGATTGTGTTCTTATCCTCCTCATAACGGGAGTACTCAACATCGTCTACAGTAACTTCAATGGTTACAGGCGTGCCCATGGCTTCTCCTTACGGAATGTCAAAGAGATTCGTTGGTGTTGTAGGAACAGTCACTGTACGTCTATACCCAGCAGCGGAAATGAAAACATCCACCTGAGCCCCAGCAACTAATGGTAGATTGAAAAATCCAGTGGCATCCGTCTTCGTGGTCACCAACTCAGTGGTCAACGCCATACCTTCCTCTTGTGGATGAAGAACTGTAGGCTGCGACAAAATGCGCGCGCTAACAGCAGCACCCTGAACGGGATCTCCATCAGACGCGTAGATGAACCCAAAAACACTAGACATCGGTGGAGGATTCGTAGCTATAGGATTATCTGGTGCCGACGTAGCCACCCAAGCAGTAATCAGCGTCGTACGAATAAGCGCACCACTTACACGAACATCCAAAGAACCCTCTGTGTCCGTCTCTGTAGCGTCTAACGCAATCGCGTACGTGCCGCTAGCAATCTCCCTGAAGTTGCCGTCATCGCCGCCTGTGAAGGTTGTAGGCCCTTCAGCGCCGGATAATGAGTCAGCCCCTGTCCCAGACGCTTGGGCTGTTACGCCACCGAGCAAAGAAATAGCTGCAGCAACTAACGTTGCTGTGTTTTGTACTGGATCAGGAACTCCAGCATTCACAGCCAACTCAACGACAATATCTTGTCCCAACAAGTTGGCAACTAAACCTTGCGTACCTGTAGGAACCTCCACCTCAACCGTCCACGAGTTACCGCCTTCTCCAGCAGTATCGACAGAAACGGTCACTGTGCCGTTTCCACCGGAACCTATTTGTGCGGACGCTTGTGCAGGATCTACTAGAGCTTTGGACACGAATGAAGACGAACCCGCCTTCTTGAGATCGGCCAGAACATCAGAAGCTACTAGCCCTGTGGCTGGACTCCCATCCGATGATCTTTCTAGTAGAACAGTCACACTCCCCGCCGAATCTTTCAATAAAGTAGGTGTTGACATGTTCAAATACCCCAAATACTACAAAGACAAGTATAGCACGCAAGGCTATACCTGTCTATGTAATACGTTTGTATTGAAATATGACGATGATCAGAGATCGTCACCAACTACCATAGCAACTGTTGGTTGCGCTCGACGTGTTGGGTGTCGAGGAGTTGGCTTGAGTCCGTTGATCTCCAAACTTGTTGGTACATGTGTTACCAACAAAGTGTTTGGGTCAGTATCTGCACCAGATGTGATTGCGTCAGAAAGAGACTGGAACACTGCCAAAATCTCTCCATCTGCTGCACTCGGCGCGGTGACCACTTCTGCCGCCAACCTTGCTCCCAAATCTTCTAGAAGAAGAAGCAATGCGTTGAAGTTGCGGCGAAGCTCATCGAACTCCTGACTGCTCTGATCTCCAATGACTAGACGTGCACGCATTAGGAATCCTCACTCTTTTTTACAGAAGGCTTCTTTGCTGCCTTCTTGGTTACCTTCTTTACCGCAGGCTTCTTGGCTGCCTTAGGCTTTTCCACCTTTGGCTTTTCCACCTTTGGCTCTTCTTTTGGTTCTGCCTTCGCTGCTTCGAGAGCTGCTCTAGCTTCCTTCAACGCCATCTCTGGATCCTTCTTAGGCTCCACTGGCGCGTCCACAACAAGTTGAAAACGTCCGGGACGCAGGACCATATGACGTTGAACAGCCTCTAAATCAGACTCTGGAAACTCAGCAACACCCTTACCATCGAAATGCAGTACTAGAGACTCTACCATGTACGCTTTGTCACGGATAGAGTTGCTCTTGACTTTTAGTTTCTTCACAGGTATCTCCAGTGTTGGGGGTGATTGCTTTTTGGCTAACTGCGATAAACTACTTTGTACTAGGTGTACACTCTTTCTACCTTTGAGAAGATCTGTGTGCTTCTTTACTGTGTCATTCAAATAAGAAAGATCGTAATCAGCTAC